ATCAAGCTGCACAATGTTTGGATTTGCACCGCCATGCTCAACTGCCTGATTATAAGTGACCTCTAGCTGCGTTAGTTCCATAGCAACTTCGTCACTTGTAAAATCTAAGTCTGGTTTTGCAAGCATATCTACAACTTGCGCTTCTCTTGCTTCCAACGCTGCTTGTCTGCGCTTTTCTATCTTTAAATCGACAACTTCTTTTAATCTAAATCGTATTGGTATTTCTGCTTGCTTGAAGCTATTGTCAAAATCAGCAAGGGCATATTTGTTTGGCCCTACTGTTTTACGCAAGCTTTGTTGTATTTCCTTAACACCTTGCTCATACTTTAGCTCGCCATCAAAGATATTACCTATGTCACGACTCTTGCTTAGAGTGCTTGATAACTCCATCAGGCTTTCTTTTGCAGCAAAAATAGCTTCGTTTTTCTGCGTTTCGACAAGCATCTTATAACGCATATTTGTATATTCAGCGGCCTCACCCAATGCCGTTGTCAGCACAGCTCCTTTTTGTAATTCTGCATTGATAAATGGTGTTGGGTTCTTACGCGCTGTAATACGCGCACCTGGTGCTCGATCACTTAGTTGCGCTTGGGATCTGTAAACAGGAATTCTCATTAGGTAAACATCCCACTACTGTAGCCAAATCGTGCAGCACTTCCCAAGCTGCCAATAAACGCTTGTGTACCTTGTGCTCGTAAACCAGCAGCTTGTGCGCCACCTTCCATACGAGAAAGCTCTGCACCTAATCTTGCGTTTTCTTGCTGATCATTAATTTGCATGTTTGTAACGGCATTATTAAAGTCAGCTACCGCCATGTCATATTCAAATTCTCTGGCGTTTTGCCGTAGAACACGCATAGGCGTACCGTGCGATATTTCGATACCGCTGGCTGCATAATTTGCTATAACAGACCCTTGTGCTTCGGCAAAACGAAAACGATCTACACGCTCTTGCAAAACCGCATTGCGATTGATGATTTCACGCTGCTTTTCTAATAAACCTACATCACGCTCAATAAGTTGCGCGTTGAATTCACCAACAGCAGCAGCAGCAGAAGCAGCTTTATTTGAAGCTCGTTTCTGTGAAGCACCGCTAAGTAGTGTCATACCAATTGCTACGTATGGGTTTCCAAAACTTAAAAGGTTAGAAAAAAAAGACATTTATTACCTATACATCGTAAGTGTTCATGCGTGGATAAAGCGCAAGTATTGTGATCGGGAGTGGTTGTGTCTGGCGTACATAAATGCGGTCACCTTCTTCAAAACCACCTGGGAACTCTATGTCTTTATCTCCGGTAAATAACGGCACAGCTGCATTCATAGCCATGCTGCTATCTCTAAAGAATATTTTATCTGCATTATTTTCATCAGTGCCGACCTCTGCACCAACAGTTTCATGCAATCTAATCGTTACATCGTGTATGCGTTTTGGCTTGCCCTGACTTGTGCCATCGCTCGATCCGGCCTCGATGCGGAGCGTTTGCATTTCGCTGGTGTATCCTAGCCCGACAGCAGCTGACGTACTTGCAAAATTAAGACTGATACCACCACTAGTGGCTGTCTGAGCGCTGTGGGTTGCACCATTTGCCAAAACACTAACGCTTTGTCCTTCCAGGTGATATAGCCCTGAGAGAGCCTCTACAGAGCTCCCAGAGTATGCCAGCCCACTATCTACAAAAAATGCACTTGTTGTATCATTACCGAAATCAAAGGTTTTCATCACCTCAACATATTGTTTTGTTTGTCCGTTGATCGTTCTTTTAACAATCATGTACAACTCATCTTCACCACTATCTGTGGGCAGTGAGATAATGCTTTCCACTCTAGCTTGACCGCCACTAAATGCACCACCCAGTACATGCTTGTGCCAGGCTACGATTTCTTCTTCGCGTCTATATGTCAGGCCCAAAAGTGTACCGTCAGCTCTGCGAGCCCACACAATGCTTTCTGGCTCCTGTTGAAACGCAAATTCTTTAATGCCACCTTCGGTCAAATGCTCGGCTAATACTGTTATGTCAGGCGCTGTGTAGCCGCCTACGTCCACTTCACCAACATATCTGAATTCACGTACCTTTCGCGCACCACGTTGAGCAAAGAGCGTTACATCTGCCACCTGGACAACTTCAGCATTAATGCATCCGTAGTTGCTATACTTGCGGATCACTGTTGATGTTGGCGTGACCGGACTGCCATTTGTTGTTGTCAGCACATACTCGCCACCGGATGTGCCGATATTAAGAATTCTGGTAGCAGATAGATACCTGATGGCATTTACCTTATTTGATGCAATCGTGTAGATAAGCGCATCATTATCGCCAGTGCCTGTTGTAAAGTTTTCGTATTGTGCGTTTTTGCTAAAGAACAACGTTTGTGGGTTGTTGTTTGTTGCTGCAAAAACTAAGCGCTGTTCAAAAAATGTTACAACACTAGGGTGATTATCTGTACCAGTTAGACTTGGTACTGTGTTTTCAGTAAAGCTTGGCGTTGCAAACGACCAGTTATTGTGATCAGATCTAGAAAGTTTTCTTACTGCATGTGATGGATGCACCAGGTACATTACATCAGCTGACTGAGCAAACCTTACATCGTTAATCTGCGCGGATGTGTACGGTGTCGTTACTTCGTATATCTCATCGACCACAACACCAGATCCGCTGTATGTGCTGAAATTTGTTGTATTTAGTGCAACACCGAACAAATCAGTGAGCGTAAAAGTATTTGTTGTAGCGTTAGCCACACGATAGTTACGCGATTGTAACTCTGTCATACCACCGCCAGTATTTACTAGCGCTATTTCATCTCCATTACTGTAACCGTGGCTATTTGCTGTAAACACGCCAGCACTTGCTTTTGTTATCGCAGTGATAGCCTTAGAACTACCCACGAGTATTTGCAGACCGTTGCGATAGATCCGCATGTACTGTTCGCCAAACTCTAGCGCATATGTGTCAGACGTTTTAAACTGAAACGGTATGAGCCTGGTGACGTTTGCACTTGCTTTGACCTCACCTAAAAACTGTGTGCCAGGACGCCTGGTTACACCGCCATGAGGTTGGACAATCATATTAGTTAGGTTTGCCAGACCTTCACGGTATTTTTCAATGGTAACACGACCTTCAAGGCGTGGAGATATTTCCCCGGCTGTGAAGGTGGATAGAGCTGGTGCAGATCGCGCCATTTACAATCTCGCTTGTAGAAAGTCGCTTGCTTCGATTTTTTGAGGCGCTCCTTCAGTCGCATCAACAAACTTAGCATTTTTTAATTTATCGCTGTATTCAGCTGCCATAATCTGTTTGACGGTATTTGATCCGGTAATTGCGTAGGCCAGCTCAAATGCTAGGGCTGCTGCAAGTGACTCAATAAGACCAGCGTCATATTTTTGCGGATCTGTAACACGCCCTATATATCTAATTTTTGCAATTGCTTCATCTGTTACGAGCTTACGATCCTCGATAACAAAAGCTGGTTGCCCAGAGTTAGAAGTCATATCGTCATACGGATACGTTAGTGTACCGTTAGAAAATTCTAGAACACGCAGACAGAACGGATCTGTCGGCAATGTAAATTGATAGTTGTAGCCGTAATCTGGTGCATCGCTTTCTCGCGGAAGCTCTATACGCCTGACTAAACAATTCCAGGGATGCTGTCGAAACACCATGTCACGTACTGAATCGTATCTTTGGTTGACCAATCGCGCTGGCTTACTGTTTTCATCAAACGCACTAATGTTATTAGCACCAAGCGAATTAAGCGCAAAGTTTGCAATATCAACCGTACTTGTCATTTTAATATCCCATAAAAAAAGGGGGGCGCTTTCACGCCCCTCTTAATTAATCAACCACGTATTTAATGGTTACTTCGATTGTGCCAGTGCCAGCAGCACCGCCCATAGTAGCTGTTACAGCGACACCATTACCGTCAGTGTCAGTTTCTGTTCCAGAACCTAAAGCCAGCGTTGCCAAGATATCCACTTTTTGCGCTGATGTTGACGCAGCGGCTGCTTTGTATGCTGCTGCTGCTGCGCTTACGGCTGTACCAGCTGCATTTGTGTGTGCAGCATAGCCAACTGATAGAGTTGTAGATGAACCCAATGCATCATGTGCCAAGGATCCTTCTAGCAATCTCGCGCCATCTGGCAAAATAAACATCTCAATTACATCACCAGATGCAAGTGAAGATGCTTCATAGACACCATGAGCTACGCGGATACGACCGCCTAACTCATTAGCTTTATTCATAGCTACTGGTGTTGCACGATTGTTGGTTCGTTGTGTCGAATAAACTGTTGCCATTTCTCAATCTCCTTATGATTCAGTGCAAGCAATTTCGACTACCTTCACCTCTTCCATTCGGGTTGCCCCAAGGGTCTGGCAGTAGTAAACTTGCGTTGCGTAAGATTTATCGGCACGTTCATCAATTTTCGCCATTGGCTCTTTGCCCATCGCTACTTTGACACCATCAGATGCAAAACAAATAACCTGGCGGTTACCGTTTGTATCTGTAGTTAGTCGATTGCTTGTGATGAAATTAAAACCCATGAATGAGTTAATCTCGCCTTGAGCCAGTGCTTTTACAGTATTAAAATCAGATGATTTAATTTCTGTTGTGTTCAACAAATCAGATACTTGCTTTGGTGAAACGACAATGGTTCTTGCAATCGATGGATCTACAGATGCTGCATCCAACGTTTCTTTTGCGCTCAATAGTTTTGCCACAGTCAGACCAGCTGATCCATGTGCGATTTTTTGCCCAGCTGGTAGTGCAGTTGATGTAGCACCATCTTTGCCAGTTTGCGCTGTACCCAGTGCGGCTGCAATGATCTCATCGTCCATAGCACGACCCATCGCAGCAGCCGCAGCTTTGCCATAGGTTGATGTTGGATCGATCAGCAAACGCACTTTATCGTTATCGTCGATTAGGTCAGCCCACTCATAGTCAGACATGGTAACCATGCGTCTTGTGTGTGGTGTTTCAACCAGTGGTGTATCTGCATGGCGGCTTGTTTTCTTTACCGCTGCTGTTGATCCCACTTGATCAAAAAAAGCTTTCTCGCCATTCACACTTTCTACATCTACTGCTGTACGTAGCAGCGAACCCATTTGCTGACTAAGCATTTGGATATTTGCAGAAAACTGATTGACAAAAGCTGTAGTGATTTGAGTAGACATAAGTCTCTCCTTTACAGTTGTTTCA